CATTATGTCAATTGTAAACCAGTAATTCTTACTGGTAGAGGTTTGGAATTAGTATCAAACCTGATGCTTAAACATATTGAGATTGGTAGTAAGGCAGTAGCAGGACTTACTCTTGGTGCTGATCCTTTGGTGTCTGGTGTTGCTATTATATCTCATCAATTTTGGAGAAATACTAATGATTGTTTTGATATTGATGGTGCTTTAATTATACGTAAGGAACCAAAGGGATACGGGACAGCATCACAAATAGAGGGACCATTACCACCAGAAGGTTCTAAGGTGACTGTACTTGAAGATGTAGTTACTACTGGTGGTTCATCTATCAAAGCAGTTAAGGTTCTTCGTGATGCTGGATATGAGGTTAATCGTGTTGTTACTATTGTGGATAGACAAGAGGGTGGTAAGGATGCTATGCTAGATAATGGACTAGAACTTCGTAGTTTATTTACAATAGAGGATTTTTCATCATGAAAAAGAAGCAAAGACATCAAGTAAAGTCTAGGTTTTATTACCTCTTTTGGGGTGCTGCTACTGTATCAGTATTTGCTGGACAGTTGTATGTTGGTACTGGGTATCGTAGAATGTCAGAAAGTTTTGATAGGGTATTAGATGCTCCTATACGAATGGATATTGGTATTTCTGGTCCAAGACATCATCGTATGGTGATTCCTGATCGTCAGCAGTGGGATACTACAAATTAAATGGTATATAAAGTTGATGCATCTACTCTTGTAGAACCAAGAGTTAAAACAACACCAGAGAATGTTGAAGAATCCAATCAAGGACTCTTTCATGCTAAAATGACATTACCTGCTGCTGCAAAGCATTGTGGTATGACTCAGAAGGAAATGAAAATGATCTTCTGGGAATATTTGAAATATAATGAACCTGATTATGAAATCGAAGAAAGCATTTAAAACGCCCTTGAGGTATCCTGGCGGAAAGTCCCGTGCAGTTACTAAGATGGGACAACATTTTCCAGATCTTAGACAATGTGTAGAATTTCGTGAACCATTTATTGGTGGTGGAAGTGTAGCAATATACCTTTCGAAGATGTATCCACATCTTAAAATCTGGGTTAATGATCTTTATGAACCTCTTGTAAACTTCTGGCAAGTGTTACAGGTATTTGGTGTAGAATTGAGTGACCAACTAACTAACTACAAACTTAGTCATAATGACACCGATACAGCAAGAGAGTTATTTAATAACTCCAAGTCTATTATTAACGAGACTAATCACTCATCCCTTGACCGCGCTGTGGCTTTTTATATTGTCAATAAGTGCAGTTTTAGTGGTCTCACAGAAAGCTCTAGTTTTTCATCTCAAGCTTCCGTTAGCAATTTTTCGTTACGGGGGATTGAGAAATTACCTGAATACTCTGAAATAATTTCACACTGGCATATAAGTAATTATTCTTATGAATATTTGATGGAGGATGCCCATAAAGATCTTTTTATGTATCTTGATCCTCCTTATGACATTAAGGATAACCTCTATGGACGTAAGGGATCCATGCATAAAGGATTTGATCATGATAGGTTTGCTGCTGATTGTGACAAGTATACTTTTCCTATGATGGTAAGTTATAATTCTAATCAATTAGTAAGAGATAGATTTAAGGGGTGGACAGCTGCTGAGTTTGACCTTACATATACTATGAGATCTGTTGGTGAATATATGAAAGACCAACAACAACGTAAAGAACTACTTCTACTTAATTATGGAACTGAAAGATTGGTTGAACTCTATAAATCAAACGAAGAAAAATCTGATTGATGAAGATCCTTCTATAGAGAAGGAGTATCCTCCATACATCATTAATCGTTGTTTGTCGGGACATCTTGACTGTATTTTGTTTACAAATGAGATGAATCAATACCATTTTCTTGATAAGAAGATGCAATATGATTTTTTGCTAAATACTCTGAGAACCAAGAAGAGATTCTCTCCCTGGCTCCGTAAAGATACAATCAAAGATCTTGACTTGGTAAAGCGTTATTATGGTTATAGTAACGAAAAGGCAAAACAGGCTCTTAGAATCCTATCAAAAGAACAACTTAATTTTATAAAATCGAAATTTGAAACTGGAGGAATGAAATGAGCGTGGTTCAAGAGCCTGAGGTAAAGTGGGCACCTGACCAAATGGTCGAAGTTACACTTAATGAACCCGATGACTTCCTCAAAGTTCGTGAAACTTTGACACGTATTGGAGTTGCATCACGTAAAGAGAAAAAGATTTATCAATCTTGTCATATCCTTCATAAGCAAGGTAGGTATTACGTTGTGCATTTTAAAGAATTATTTGCTTTAGATGGTAAACATGCTAACCTTACGGTTAACGATGTTCAGCGTCGTAATCGCATTGCTCAGCTTCTTGCTGATTGGGGGTTAATTGGTATTGTTAGTGCCAGTAAAATACAAGATATTGCACCTCTTAATCAGATTAAGGTGTTAGCATATAAAGATAAAGGTGACTGGATCCTAGAAACCAAGTATAATATTGGTAGTAAGAAGAAAAAAGTAGAAGATTCTGAATAAGTATTTATTACTTTTTTTATATTATCTTTATAAATATAAAGGTAGCAAAGGATATCGCTATGAATGGACAATTAAGTAAGCCAGATATGCAAGCACGGGCAAACAAACTCAAAATTGAGTTGTATGATAGGTGCGAAAGACAAGAAATGTCTCATGAAGAATGTCGAGGTGCAGAACAATATCTTAATAAGGTTCTAGACGTTATAGACGAGTACGGTTATTGAGTGAAAACCGAACTCTCCTTTAAAAGCAAAGTGTTATAATTAGTAATGTCGCCGTAAGGGACAACAAAACACAAACTCGCTTTTAAAGGAGCTAAGAACAATGGGCACACTAGCCAGGTATCATGCTGAGAATCTTCCAGAATTGATGGAGAGGATCAGACGAAATGGTATTGGGATGGATGATTATCTTAATAGATTCTGGGATGATACATCTACTTCTAATAACTATCCACCATATAATTTAGTACAGTTAAGTAATCATGAATCGAGACTTGAAATCGCCCTTGCGGGGTTTAAGAAAGATGAAGTCAAAGTCTATACGGAGTTTGGAAAACTATCTGTGGAAGGCAAAAAAGAAGAATCAGAAAGTACTGGAGAATTTGTCCATAAAGGATTGGCTCAACGCTCCTTTACCAGACAATGGACTATTGCCGACGATACGGAAGTACGACAAGTCAGCTTTGAAGATGGACTCCTTGTGGTCGAATTAGCAAAAATAGTTCCGGAGCATCATGCTCGAAAGGAGTATCTCTAAATATGAGGAGGGTATTGTTACCCTCCTTTTTTTATGCTATACTGTAAAAAAGATTAATTGATATGAGTTATGCATTATTGAGTGTATCAAATAAAGAAGGAATCCTTCCTTTGGCATCTGCACTACACTATGTTTATGGATATGATATTATTTCAAGTGGTGGAACTGCTGCTGCTCTTAAGAAAGCAGATATACCAGTAACTACTGTGTCAGAATATACTGGTTCCCCAGAGATTCTTGGTGGTAGAGTAAAGACATTACATCCTAAAGTGCATGGTGGTATTCTTGCTAAACGTGGTGATCCTAATCATGATATAGATATGAAATCAAATGGTATTGGATTCATTGATGTTGTAGTGGTAAATTTATATCCATTCCAAGCAACTGTTGCTAAACCAGATGTAACATGGGCAGATGCAATTGAGAACATTGATATTGGTGGACCTACTATGGTAAGGTCAGCAGCAAAGAATCATGCATATGTTTCTATATTAACCAATCCAGAACAGTATGATACATTTGTAGAAGCATTGAAAGAGGATAGTGTGGATGAGTTAAGACCTCAACTTGCATTGGAGGCATTTAAACATACTGCTGAATATGATAAAGCAATTAGTAAATGGATGGGAACAAGACTATGACTCTTAACTTTTCAGAAATAACAAAAGGTATAGAATTTAAGGAATTTTTGCGTTATGGTGAGAATCCTCATCAGGAAGCAGCATGGTTCACATTTCCTGGACAGGGATTAAGTGAGGCCAAACAGTTGCAGGGAAAGGAGTTAAGTTATAATAATCTTATTGATCTAGAAGCAGCAATATCTACGGTGCAGGAATTTTCAGGTGAACCTGCTGCTGTTGTTATTAAACATACTAATCCTTGTGGGGTTGCTATTGCACCTGATATTTACAGTGCTCTCATTAGGGCATTAGACGCAGATAGAATAAGTTGTTTTGGTGGTATTATTGCATTAAATGAAACAGTAGATGTTGAGTGTGCGAAAGAATTGACTGGTGCTTTTTATGAGTGTATAGTGGCACCTAAGTTTGATGATCAAGCCAAAGAGATACTTTCTACTAAGAAGAACTTAAGATTGCTTGAATTAGATGTGGATGATATGAAATTATCTACTTATAATCTTAGAAGTATCTTAGGTGGAATTGTTGTACAGGAAAGAGACAATAAACCAGTTGATCCTATTAAATGGGAAGTTGTTACTGAACGTATTCCTACAACTCAGGAAATGATTGATATGACCTTTGCTTGGAAGGTTGTACGTCATGTAAGATCTAATGCTATTTTGATTGCTCGTGATGGTAGAACTCTTGGTGTAGGTGCTGGACAAATGAATCGTGTTGGTTCATCAAGGATTGCATTAGGAGCAAAGGATGATATTAGTGATGCTGCAATGGCAAGTGATGGATTTTTCCCATTCGGTGATACAGTAAGATTGGCAAATGATTATGGTATCAAAGCAATCATTCAACCAGGTGGAAGTATCAAAGACCAAGAATCTATTGATGCTTGTAATGAATTGGGGATGACTATGGTATTAACTGGAAAACGACATTTTTTACATTAATGAATTACAAAGATGCTGGTGTAGATATAGAAGCAGGTAATGCTTTTGTTGAGAGATTAAAAGAAAAGGCACCTAGTATTGGTGGATTTGGTGGAATGTTTAGAGTACCATCAGGATATGAGAAACCAGTATTAGTTTCTGGTGCTGATGGTGTAGGAACTAAATTAAAGATTGCTCAATTGGAATGTAGTGGTCCTGATAAGTCTGCTATGCACGGTATAGGAGTTGATCTTGTTGCCATGTGTGTTAATGATGTAATCACTTGTGGTGCCAAACCATTATACTTTTTAGATTATATTTGCACATCTAAACTTAATCAGGAATATCTAACACCATTGATGGATGGTATACTAGAAGGATGTAAGAGATCAGAGATGGAACTATTAGGTGGAGAGACTGCTGAACATCCACAGCATATAGGATATGCAGAAATTGTTAGAGATATTGCTGGATTTTGTACTGGAATTGTAGAAGAGAATGAGGTGATAGATGGTAACCTTATTAAGGAAGGTGATAAGATTATTGGTATAGAGAGTAGTGGAATCCATAGTAATGGATATAGTTTGATTGAAAGATTGTTATTTCACCATAAGATAGCACTTAATGATACTCCTGAGTTACTTACACCAACTACAATCTATGCTCCTATGGTTAGGAAGTTATTGGATGAGGTTCCTATTCTTGGTATGGCACATATCACTGGTGGTGGTATTCCTGAGAATATATTAAGGTGTCTTCCAAAAGGATTGAAAGCTGATATAAATTATAATTCCTGGCCAATGCCAGAACTCTTTACTAAGATTATGTTTGCGGGTGAAATCCCACAAGAAGATATGATAAGTACATTTAATATTGGCATTGGTTATTGTGTAGTTGTTCCTGTTGATGTGGAGTTTGATACTAAACAAATAATTCATGATCAGGGATTAAAGTCCTGGACAATCGGTAAAATTGTGGTATAATATAAGTAAGTAAAATTTTAAAAATGTCTATTAAGGTAGTTCTTTTACAATCTAACGATCAGGTAATTACTGAAATAAAGGAATTGGTATCAGGTGAGAATCCTGTAGGATATCTTTTTACTAATCCTCATAAAGTGGTTACAAGTAAACCATTTCTAAGTACTGAGGAGGATGTACGGGATAGATCACTTGAAGTTACTCTTTCTCCTTGGATTATCTTATCCTCTGAGAAAGAAATAGCAGTTCCTAATAATTATGTTGTAACTGTTGTTGATCCAATAGATAGTATTAAGAAAATGTATTTGGAGAAAGTAAATGGATCAAATGGATCGGACAATCAAGTGTCTTCTTCTGAAGAATGATGTAATATTAATTACTGAAATTGTTGAGGTTGGTTCAGAATTGGGAGAACCTGATTGTAAATTAATTTATCCATTTAAGATGGTTAAGCAACAGGATTCTTATACCTTAGAATCATGGATAGATTTCACACATCAGAATGAAATGATGATTCACTCTGATAGTATTCTCACAATAGTTGATCCAACATCTGAACTTATTTCGAAATACTTTAATTTACTTGAATAATGAGATTCTACACAAATGTGCAGATGGTTGGAGACAACTTCTTGGTTCGTGGTCATGAGAATGGTAGGCATTTTGCAACCAGAGAGAAATTCTATCCAATACTTTTTGTTAATGCTAAAAAGAAAACTAAATATAAAACTCTTAATGGGGAATATGTAGAGGCGATTGAACCTGGAACTGTTCGTGAGAGTCGGGAGTTTATAAAGAAGTATTCTGATGTAGATAATTTTGATATTTATGGTAATGAGAGATTTATCTATCAGTACATATCTGATAAGTATCCAGAGGATGAGATAAGATTTGATGTAAGTCAGATTAAGATAACAACAATTGATATTGAGGTTAAATCTGAGAATGGATTTCCTGATCCAGAAGCTGCTGCTGAAGAGATTCTTCTTATATCAATTCAGGATTATACTACTAAGCAGATACGAACTTGGGGATTAGGTCCATTTAATAATAAACAGGAGAATGTAATATACAAATCATTTAGAACTGAATACGAACTTCTGAATGATTTTATTAACTGGTGGATGATTGAGGAGAATACACCAGAGGTTATTACTGGATGGAATAGTAAATTTTATGATATTCCATATATGTGCCGTAGGATAGATCGTATTCTTGGTGAGAAGTTAATGAAGCGTATGTCTCCTTGGGGATTAATTACCGAGTGTGAGACATATATTGCTGGACGTAAGTTTATATCATATGATATTGGTGGAGTATCACAGTTAGATTATCTTGATCTTTATAAGAAGTTTACTTATAAGGCACAAGAGTCATATCGCTTGGATTATATTGCCAGTGTAGAACTTGGTCAAAAGAAATTGGATCACAGTGAGTTTGATACGTTTAAGGATTTCTACACAAATGGTTGGCAGAAGTTTGTAGAGTATAATATAATTGACGTTGAACTTGTTGACCGTATGGAAGACAAGATGAAGCTCATTGAGCTTGCTATTGTTATGGCATATGATGCCAAGGTTAATTATGAAGATGTATATTCACAGGTACGTACTTGGGATGCCATCATATATAATTATCTTAAGAAAAGGAATATCGTAATTCCTCCCAAAGAAAGATCTGATAAAGACGCAAAATACGCAGGAGCATATGTTAAGGAACCGATACCAGGAAAGTATGATTGGGTTGTTAGTTTTGACCTCAACTCTCTGTATCCTCATCTTATTATGCAATATAATATCAGTCCAGAAACCCTCAGGGAGACTAGACATCCCAGCGCGAGCGTTGAGGGGATTCTAAATCAAGAGGTTGATATTGGTGGTGAGTATGCAACTTGTGCCAATGGAGCACAGTACAGGAAGGATGTGAAAGGATTCCTTCCAGAGTTGATGGAGAAGATTTATAAGGATAGGACGATATATAAAAAGAAGATGCTATCAGCAAAGCAGGAGTATGAAAAGACTCCTACTAAGACATTAGAAAAGGAAATTGCTCGTTGCAATAACATCCAGATGGCGAGAAAGATTCAATTGAACTCTGCTTATGGTGCTATTGGTAATCAATACTTTCGCTATTATAAATTGGCAAATGCTGAGGCGATTACTCTTTCTGGTCAAGTTTCTATTCGATGGATAGAGAATAGGATGAACCAGAGAATTAATGAAATTTTAAAAACGGATGGTGAAGATTATGTTATTGCTTCTGATACTGACTCTATCTATCTTAACTTGGGTCCTTTGGTTGAGGCTGTATACAAGGAAAGAGAGAAAACTAGTAAGGGCGTTGTTGGGTTCCTTAACAAGATCTGTGAAATGGAATTCGAGCCTTATATTGAAAGTGCTTATGAAGAACTGGCATCCTACGTAAATGCGTATGATCAAAAAATGTTCATGAAAAGAGAGAACATTGCTGATCGTGGTATATGGACTGCTAAAAAACGTTATATTTTAAATGTATGGGATAGTGAAGGAGTCAGATATGAAGAACCAAAGATGAAGATTATGGGACTTGAGGCTATTAAATCCTCAACTCCTGCACCTTGTCGTCAAATGATTAAGGATGCTTTGAAGTTAATGATAACTGCGACAGAAGAAGATGTAATTAATTTTATTGATAAGTGTCGTCAAGAGTTTAAAACTCTTCCTGCTGAAGATATTGCCTTTCCTAGAACTGCATCTGATATTATTAAGTGGAGATCTAATTCTCAAATATATGCAAAAGGAACTCCTATACATATACGTGGTGCATTATTGTTCAACCATTATATTAAGAAAAATAAGTTGAATAATAAGTACTCTCTTATCGGCAATGGAGAGAAGGTCAAGTTCATTTATTTGAAGGAACCAAACATCATACATGAGAATGTTGTTTCTTTCATTCAAGACTTCCCCAGAGAACTTGACCTTGACAAATACATCGATTATGAACTACAATTTGAGAAGAGTTTTCTGAAACCACTTAAAACTATTCTTGATGCGATTGGTTGGGATGTCGAAAAAACTGCAAACCTGGAATCATTTTTCATCTAATGGATTTACCTATCAACGATAAAGATTTAGATATCATTGTCAAGGCACTTGCTCTTGGTGGTGATACCAGACTTTATTTTCTTCTTAAGAATATTCGGGAAGAAAGACAAGTTGACTTTAAAGTGTCTAGACCTAATATGGATAATGTGGTTAAGGTCTATGCAGAATCTGACGAATATCAATGCAAACATGGAGAGTGTGACATCTAATGGATTTACCTATTGACAAAGAAGAGTTTGATGAGATTGTTGATGCCCTTTGTAATGAACATTGGGATTGGAATAAGAGAGAGTTTAGAGATAATCTCTATCAAAAAATGAAATTGGTTCAGACGGTAATGAATGAAAACCCTGGTGGACCTTATAAAAAGATACTTCGTGAAGAACACGGGATGGTAGCATGAATATCTACCATAGGTATATGAGTATACCTATTGTTATTGAACCTTTATCATATTTCAATGAAGTTGGAGATGTGATGAAACACGAATACATATATGACACTTCTTCATTTCTTTTAGGTAATTGGTTAAATACTATTGGACTTAGTTTATACATGGGAGAAGTATTTTATACTCCTCCTAGAAGTAAGATATCTATTCATACCGATCATTCTAGTTTTACTAATCATGTAAAGATTAATAAAACATGGGGTCCAGAGGAAGGGGTGACACAATGGTGGAAATCTGATATAATAAGAAAGGAGAGTACATATAACAATGGTGGTGGCATCATTGGTGAAAATAATATGGTACAGCATATTTGGGCAAATGAAGATGATTGTGAACTTCTATATGAGGCAAATACTAATCGTCCTAGTCTAGTTAATGTTGGAGTTTTACATGGAACAAATAATCCAACTTCAGAAGGGAGATGGACTTTATCTTTTGTTCCACAAAAAGATGACCAATACATTCATTGGGATGATGCCCTTAATATTTTTAAGGATTACTTGGAGGATTGATGGACTTTTTAAAAGACATAGTAAAAGAAATCGGGGATGACTACACAAGACTCGCAGCAGACATCGACGGAGAAGAAAGATTCGTCGATACCGGCTCATACATCTTTAATGGACTGGTTAGTGGTTCCATTTATGGCGGTGTTTCTTCTAATAAGATTACTGCCATTGCTGGTGAGTCTAGTACTGGGAAAACTTTTTTCTCGCTCGCTGTGGTTAAAAACTTCCTTGAGTCTAATCCTGATGGTTATTGTCTCTATTTTGATACTGAAGCCGCAGTTAATAAGCCACTATTGGAATCTCGTGGAATCGATCTTAACAGGTTAGTGGTAGTTAATGTAGTTACTATTGAAGAGTTTAGGAATAAGGCACTTAAGGCTGTTGATATATATTTAAAAACACCAACAGAGGAGCGCAAACCATGTATGTTTGTGTTAGACTCTTTGGGAATGCTTTCCACTGAAAAAGAAATTAGGGATGCACTAGATGATAAACAGGTTCGTGATATGACTAAATCACAACTTGTTAAGGGTGCATTTAGGATGTTGACTTTGAAGTTAGGACAGGCTAATATCCCAATGATTGTAACTAACCATACTTATGACGTTATTGGCAGTTATGTACCTACTAAAGAAATGGGCGGGGGTAGCGGTCTTAAGTACGCTGCTAGTACTATCATATACCTCTCGAAGAAGAAAGAGAAAGATGGTAAAGAAGTCGTCGGAAACCTTGTTAAAGCAAAGACTCATAAATCACGTTTAAGTAAGGAGAATAAAGAAGTTGAGATACGTCTTTTTTATGATCATCGTGGTCTTGACCGTTACTATGGTTTATTGGAATTGGGTGAGGTTGGGGGACTCTGGAAAAATGTTGCAGGAAGATATGAGTTCGGTGGAAAGAAAATCTATGCCAAACAAATATTGGCAGACCCACAGCAGTATTTTACTGACGAGGTAATGCAGAAACTTGATGGGATTTCTAAACAGATATTCGCATATGGTTAGGTTATATGATAATGTATTTTCTTCTCAGTTGTGTGCAGGACTGATTGATTTATTTGAGGGTATGTCTGAGCAGCATGAATATATTAATGAAGATCATAAACCTTGTTTTACTCAGTTAAATTTAAATCAGCATCGTATAGCAGTTGTTCGTGATTTAGTTGTTTATGTAAAGGCAGTTTATAATCAATATAAAAAAGATACTCAATGTAAGTATATTCCAAAGTTTGGTAAATTAGAAGAGTTTAGACTTAAAAGATATCTTACTAATGGTGAAGAAAGATTTGATGAACATGTAGATGTTGTCGATCATAGTACTGCTATAAGAGCAGTAGCATTTTTATTTTACTTGAATGATAATAATGGAAATACCGTCTTTCCTTTGCATGACTTGAATATTGAACCTAAACGTGGTAGAGTACTTGTGTTTCCACCTACGTGGGAATACCCACATTCAGGACTTCCTCCTTCGGATACTCCTAAGTATATCATGAGCACGTACATCCATTATGGAACGAATTGAGACTACTATTCTCAGAAATTTAATATTCAATGAAGAGTATTCTCGTAAGGTTATACCTTTTATTCAGCCTGATTATTTTGAGCAGAGATCTGAGAAGGTTATATTTGAGGAGATAACAAAGTTTATTATTAAGTATGGTTCTGCCATTACAATTGAAGCACTGAATATTGAGACTGAGAGTAGGACAGATCTTACAGAAGATGAGATTAAAAATATTAGGGATGCTAATAATTCTCTGACAGATTCTGTTGTGGAGAATCAGTGGTTACTTGATACTACTGAAAAATGGTGTCGTGATCGTGCAATTTATCTTGCATTGATGGAATCCATTGCTCTTGCAGATGGGCAAAATGAAAAGAAAGATAGAGATGCTATACCTAGTATTTTATCAGATGCATTAGCAGTATCTTTTGATAATCATATTGGACATGATTATTTAAATGATTATGAGGAACGTTATGAGTCGTATCACAGAAAAGAAGATCTTATTCCATTCGATCTCGAATATTTTAATAAGATTACAAAAGGCGGTCTACCGAATAAGACTCTCAATATTGCTCTCGCTGGCACAGGTGTTGGAAAATCTTTATT